CCACTAAGCGAGGCTTATATATGTCGCACCAAGCCTTTATACTTGCTGCCATTTTGAGTTCATCTATAGCAACCTGAGAGCTGTAAGTCTCCAAGATCCCGATGCCAATCCTCCCATCTGGGAGTAGCTGTCCTGCGACCAATGATCCGTTCCTGCGTGAAGGACTGACATCGAAACCGAATACAGTATAAGCCCCAACAGCCATTTCTAGTGTGCTATCGGATGTGTCCTCAAGAATGCCATGCGGCCAAGGTCAATGACAGTGCGTGGCGCATAATTAAACGTAAGTCTGCTGGAGATATCTCTGCTCCTATTGGCTTGGCAATGGTAGTTAGCAAGTTAATGATCCCTCAGCCTAAGCCACAGATATATACTTAGACACGCCCTATCACATTGTCTATTATCTTGACAAGTGCTATTATTTATGTCTATGGGTAGATTATTGCAGGCATTTGGTCTTGAGTCTAAGCCTTTACTAGAGGCTCAAGCAGCACCTCAAGTCCTTGGTGAGTATTCACCTTATGCCATGCCTTTCCAGTATGCATACGTGAGCAGAGAAGATGCTCTTAGCGTTCCTGCATTACAAAGATGCCGCAATCTTTTGTCTGGCACTATCGGAGCAATTCCTTTAGAGCTTTACAAGAAATCTACTAATGAAGAACTTGGCTCACCTGCATGGTTAGAGCAACCTACTTATTCACAGCCACGATCTGTAACTATTGCTTACACAGTTGAATCATTACTTCTATATGGCCAGGCTTTTTGGAAAGTGGTGGAGGTCTATCTCGAAGATGGACGTCCTTCTCGCTTTGAGTGGATCGCTAACAATCGCGTAACTATCACACTAGATAGCACTAACACTTTTGTTAAGTCTTATGCAGTCGATGGCATGACTTTGCCTATGGACGGACTTGGATCTTTAGTTACTTTCCAGTCTTTGCTACCTGGTATCTTGAACACAGGCGTACAAACAATTCGCGCTGCTATTGACGTGCAGAAGGCAGCAACGATTGCTGCATCTACTCCAATGGCTACTGGCTACATCAAAAATACTGGTGCTGATCTAGATCCTAAAGAAGTCCAAGGACTATTAGCATCATGGAAGAACGCTCGCAACAATCGCAGCACTGCTTATTTAACATCTACTCTTGAATACAATCCAGTGTCATTCTCCCCTAAGGAGATGATGTATAACGAGGCTATCCAGAATCTTGCCACTGAGATCGCACGTCTATGCAACGTACCTGCTTACTATGTGTCAGCAGAGATGAATAACTCAATGACTTATGCCAACGTTCAAGATGAGCGTAAGCAATTCTTGTCACTATCTTTGCAACCATTCATTAGCGCGATTGAAGATCGTCTATCTATGGATGACATCACTGCTCGTGGAAATATTGTCAAGTTTGATATTGACAAGAACTTCCTCCGCACTGATCCAATGCAGGAACTAGCAGTAATCGAAAAATTACTTAGCCTTAATCTAATCACACACGAGCAGGCTATGGAAATGACTGATCTAACACCTAATGGAAGCCAAGGTCTAGAATGAACCAAGTAATTACCTTCTCAGCTGATCTAACAGCAGACTCAGCAAGTCACACAGTATCAGGCAAGATTGTGCCTCTTAACGTTGAAGCAGGATCAACAAACATGGGCAAAGTTATCTTTGCTTCTGGATCTATCGCTATCGAAGATCCTAAGTCAATTAAACTGCTAAGCCAGCATGACACAAAGAAGCCTTTAGGTCGCATGGTTTCATTCAGCGAATCAGACAACTCAATAGATGCAGTATTCTCTATCAGTCGCTCACAGCGCGGTACAGAAGCTTTAATCCTTGCAGAAGAAGGATTGCAATCAGGTTTGAGTATTGGGGCAGAAGTCCTCAAGTCAAAGATCAAGGATGGCGTGACTTATGTATCCGCTGCTCGCTTGGTCGAAGTAAGTTTAGTAACCGAGCCAGCATTTAAGTCTGCTCAGGTTACTGATATTGCAGCAGAAGAATCTGCTGTAGAAGAACCAATCCAACCAACAGAAAGCGAGACAGCCACCGTGGAAAACACCACTCCAGCAGTCGAAGCAACACCAGTTGAAGCACCAGCGGTTGAAGCTGCTCGCCCAACTGTTTCAGCATCATACTTCACAAAGCCACGTATCGAAGTTACAGCGGCTAAGTATGCAGAAAACACAATCCGCGCAGCACTAGGTGATGAGTCAGCTCGTCAATACCTATTAGCAGCAGATGACACAACAGACAACGCTGGTCTAGTACCAACACGCCAACTATCTGAAATCATCAACCCACTGGGTACAACAATCCGTCCAAGCATTGACGCAATCTCTCGTGGAGTATTGCCAGATGCAGGTATGACATTTGAGATCCCAAAGATCACACAGATGCCAACAGTCGCAGATACAGCAGAAGGCGCAGCATTCTCAGACACAGATCAGAATGCAGCATTCCTATCAGTATCAGTTAAGAAGTATGCCGGACAGCAGACATTCTCTGTTGAATTGCTAGATCGTACTTCTCCAGCATTCTTCGATGAGCTAGTGCGCAACATGGCAGCAGCTTACGCAAAGGCAACAAACGCAGCAGTAAACGCTGCACTCATTGCAGGCGCAACAGCAGATGCAACAACAACAGTGACATATCCAACAGCAGCAGAATTGCTAGGAATTGTCGCTCGCGGATCAGCTTCTGTATACGCAGCAACAGCAGGACTACCAAACCCATTTGCTCGCAACATGGTCGTATCAACAGGACAATGGTCTAACATCATGTCTCTAAACGATGCAGTACGTCCAATCTACACAGCATCACAGCCAATGAACGCAGGCGGTCAAGTAGCACCAACATCATTGACAGGTAACGTTGCAGGACTCAACCTATACGTTGATCCAACAAACGCTGGCGATGGCGATGGAACAATCCTTGTCGTAAACCCAGATGCATACACATGGTACGAGTCACCAACATACCGCCTACGCGCTGAATCAACAGCAGCAGGACAGGTAACAATCGGCTACTACGGCTTTGGAGCAATCGCAACTAAGGTCGGAGCAGGCGCGTTCAAGAACAACAAGGCGTAAGCCACACTTAAGTCACTCTAGGGGAGTAGTAGCCCTCCTATCCCCCTGAGTCTTTAGAAAGGAATGGGCATGGCACTTACAACAGTCTCAGAACTCCGTACAACCCTCGGAGTGGGTACTTTGTATACAGATGCCGTCCTTCAGGAAGTATGCGATGCATCTGATGCAGTCCTACTTCCTATGTTATGGGCTAACTCAGAATTTGCTACTGCCAAAGAAAACACAGGCACAGTAGGCACATTATATTTTGATTTAGATGTAAGAGATATTTATTACATAGGGCAGTCAATCAAAATCGCTAATGCAGGATCACACTTTAACGGCACTAAGACCATCACAAGCGTAAGCACTAGATCCATCACTGTAACTACATCACATTTAACAGATACACCTAAGCAACCTATTAACCCTTACGCAGTAGTAACAGATGGTGAAACACAAGACTGGGCAGAAGATAAAGCAGTCCAGCAAGCAGCTCTTATGATATCTGTTGAAATCTGGCAAGCGCGTACAGCCACCCTTTCAGGCAGTAACGCTGTCGATTTCCAGCCAAGCCCTTACCGAATGAGCGCACAGCTTCTCGCTAAGGTGCGAGGTTTGATAGCACACGCACTAGATCCACGTTCAATGGTGGGCTAATGCCTCCAGTAGCGATAACAACCCTCAGGACTACTTTAGCCACTGCGCTAGTAGACAACTCAAAATGGCAAACATTCGCGTTCCCTCCAAGTGTCGTATTAGCCAACAGCGTTATCGTGTCACCGGATGATCCATATATAACACCTACTAATAATCAGCATATTGGTATTAGCCCTATGGCATCCTTCAAGCTGCTGATCGTTGCTCCGTTATTTGATAACGAGGGAAACCTTAACGGCATAGAAGATTTCGTTTGTGGCGTGTTTGCTAAGTTAGCAGCATCATCTTTAACGTATAATGTAAGCGCAGTAAGCGCACCAAGTATTCTTAATGCTGGATCGGGAGACCTACTCAGCTGCGAGATGTCAGTCAGTATCCTAACGAGTTGGAGTTAATATGTCCGAGTGGGAAAAAGAAAACGAAGCCTTCCTGAAGAAAATCGGGCAGGTTAGCACCCCAGCACCAAAGCCAGTAACTACTAAGAAAGACGAGGAATAATCTCATGGCTGTATTTCTAAATAACAATGTGGGCGTGAAGATCAACACAGTCGATCTTTCAGACCATGTTACAGCAGTAACAATCAACCGCGTATTCGATGAACTAGAAGTTACTGCAATGGGTGACAGTTCACACAAGTTTGTCAAGGGTCTTGAGTCATCAACAGTGACAATCGACTTCCTAAACGACACAGCATCAGCAAACGTATTGGCAACACTACAGGCAGCATGGGGAACAACAGTCACAGCTGTATTCCTACAGACAAAGGGAACAGCAGTATCTGCTACAAACCCTCTGTACACTGTCTCATTACTAGTGAACAACACAACCGACATTAACGGTGCTGTTGGTGACATTGGCACACAGTCAATCACATTCACTGCTAACTCAACTGTTGCAGTAGCCACTACCGGCACATTCTAAACAACTAAACAAAGGGGCAAACCATGGCAAAACTAAAGATAGTTCGACTAGATGGAAGCGTATTAGAAGGCGAGATCACTCCAGCAGTGGAGTATTCGTTTGAGCAGTACGCTAAAAAGGGTTTCCATAAGGCGTTTCGCGATGAAGAAAAGCAGAGCGATGTCTATTGGTTAGCATGGGAAGTAACACGCAGGTCAGGTGAAACTGTTAAGCCTTTCGGGATGGACTTCATCGAGACACTTAAAAGTGTTGAGGTGCTTGACTCCGACCCTTTAGCTTAAAGCGCGATCTTCCGTTCACCTATCTAATCGCTAGACTAAGCATTAGATTGGGAATCGCGCCACAGCAACTGTTAGAACTAGATAAGACCATGTTTGATGCACTTCTGCAAGGTCTCAAGGATGAAGCGAAGGAGGTAGACGATGCCAGCAAGCGTAAAGGGCGGCGTTGAACTCCGCAAAGCCTTACGTAAGTTTGCTCCTGATCTGGGTAAAGAAACTCAGAAAGAAATCGCTGGAGCCTTAAAGCCAATCACTAAGACTGCTAAAGGTTATCTACCGGATGACGGATCAGTCCTAAGCGGATGGCTGCCAAGAGATAACTCTCAGGCTAGGTTCCCTGCTTACTCTGCTCGCCAAGTTAAGGCTGGCATTGGCTATAAAACTTCACCATCAAAGCCAAATCGTAGAGGCTTTAGATCGCTCGCTCGTGTGTTTAACAAAACCGCAGCTGGAGCAATCTATGAAACTATGGGTCGCAAAACTCCTAGCAGTCGCTTTGTGCAGAATCAAAATGGCAAGTTTGGCGCACAGATGAAGGGCGATGGCAAGATGGAAGGTCGCGCCCTGTATCGTGCTTATGAAGAAAACCAAGGCAAGGCTAGAGAGTCAGTCCTTAATGCTATTAAAACAGCAGCCGATAAACTTAACGCAACAGCGAAGGCGAGAGGTTAATCATGGCAAATATAATTATTGACATTGCAGCAGAGTTCACTGGCAAGAATGCCTTTAAGAGTGCTGAGACTTCTACAGATAAATTAACTAAAAACATCAAGAACATGGCTAAGACTCTTGGCGTTGCTTTCAGTGCTACAGCAGTCTTGAATTACGCTAAGGCTTCAGTCAAGGCAGCAGCCGCTGATGAGAAAGCACAGAAGCAGTTAGCACTAGCTCTTAAGAATGTAGGGCTTGGTCGAGATGTCGCAGCCTCAGAAGATTTCATCCAGAGACTGCAATCAGAGTTCGGTGTAGTCGATGACAAGCTGCGCCCTGCCTATCAGCAGTTAGCCGTAGCAACAGGGAACACAGCACAAAGCCAAAAGTTATTGCAGATCGCTCTAGACATTAGTGCGTCCACAGGACGAGATTTAGCCTCCGTAACAAGCGCAATTTCCAAAGCATATTTAGGGAATAACACAGCACTAGGCAAATTAGGCGTAGGTATCTCAAAGGCTGATCTAAAGGCTAAGTCCTTTGATGAGGTAATGAATCAACTTTCCACAACCTTTGCTGGGGCTGCTACTGCTTCTGCTAATACTTTCCAAGGGTCGATGGATAAGTTATCTGTTGCATCTGCAAACGTTCAAGAGATTATCGGTACAGGCATCATAGATGCACTCAAGGGTTTGAGCGAAGATACTACAGTCGATGATCTTGCCGCTGGCATGGAGGACTTTGCCTTATTTACTGCCGATGCAATTAGAGGCGTAGGCGTATTACTAGAAGCATTAAAGAGCATCCCAGCAGCAGTTAATCTGCCTGGACTTAAGTTTGCTATGCAAGCAACTGGCTTAGGTATCTTAAGCAAGATTGGTGCTGCTGAAAGAAAGAAACAAGAAGCCGCAGCTGCTCGCGCTATGAATGGGCTCGCTCACTTAGCCGAATTAGAGTCTAGATACACTGCTACAACTCTTGCAACTAGCAAAAAACTCACAGCAGAAGAATTGAAGCAACTCAAAGCCAAGCAATTAAAGGCAGCCATCGACAAGGCTAACCTAGCCCTTGGCAAGAGTGCTAACGTTTTCGATATAGAGAAGATCCAACTGGCGGCAGCTGAGAAGAATGCAGCCGAGCAACTGGGCAAGGTGACTAGCCAAGCACAACTGTTACAGATTACTAACGACCTTGCTCGCATAGAGGTTAAGCAGTCTATTCTGGATCTAGAAGAAGCAATAGCCTCCAAGGATGTTGCAGCCATAACTAATGCAACTAACAAACTTAATGCAGACTTAAAGATCCTTGGTGTTTTGAATGGTCAGGATCTTAAACTAAGAGACATTAAGTCTATCCTTGACTCAATCCTTCCAAAAGATTTAATTAACCTAGCCAACCTTGATGCTGCTATCGCTAAGTTAAAGATGATCGGTGGCGGCACAGCCACTAGTACCTCAGCAGTAGCAAGCACAACTACTGGCACTCCTTCACTTCTTGATGCACTAGCTGCTGGCAGTTTCGTGCCTGTAGTCGGTGGAGGTTATTCAACTTCAGCAGGCAACTATGCCTCTAGCGGCTTTCCGGGGTCTGCTATGGGTGGTGGCGGTAACACAATCATTGTGAACACTGGCATCGGTGATCCAAACGCTATCGCTGAGGCTATTGACCAAGTGCTTACAGATGCAGCACAGCGCGGCACATTGCGTGGTCTGGCTATAGCATGACATGGCTCCCAGAATGGCGTGTAACAGTAGGAGATGACGTCTATACAACTGTTACCTCTGTGTCGTATGCAACTGGTCGGCTAGACATAGATCGACAGGCAACAGCAGGTTACTGCCAAGTTCAGATTGTCAATGCCGATAACTCGCCCTTTACCATCAACATTACTGAGCCAATTACTTTAGAGCTGAAGAACTCAGCAGGGGTTTATAAGCAACTCTTTGCAGGCACAGTCTCAGACTTTAACATCGGGGTTAGAAGTCCAGAAGAATTAGGCTATGTCACTACTGGCACTATCTTAGGTATTGGTCCACTATCTAAACTATCTAAAGCGGTCTATAACACAGCCATTGCTTCTGCACGAGATGGCGAACAGATTGCAGTTATTCTGGATGCAGCCCTAGCTGGTACATGGGATGAAGTAAATGCAACTGTCACATGGGCTACCTATGAGGCAACAGTTACATGGAATGAAGCAGAAAACTCTTTAGGTCAAATAGATCAAGGCGAGTTTGACATGATCCAGATCAACGCATCAGCCTCAGCTAAGAGCCAAAGTCTTGTGGATCAGATAGCCAATAGCGCACTGGGCATTATCAGCGAAGGCAACGATGGCTTGGTTTATTATGCCGATGCCGACCACCGCGAGAACTATCTCCTGTTCAATGGCTATACAGACCTAGATGCTGCTTATGCAACTCCTAGCAGTATTCAGTCTCAGACCCAGACTGCTCGCCTACGCAATAGTCTGATCTATAAATACTCCACAGGTTATGCAACTATTCTAACTTTGACAGATAGTGCTTCAATCGCAGCTTATGGGCTGTTTGAAAAATCAACAGAATCCAATATCCTCAGCACAGGTGACATGCAGCAGATCGCTGAGCGAGAACTATTTCTGCGCAATACCCCTAGAGGCTCACTAGGAGCGATTAAGTTTCGCCTAGATAACCCAGACCTACCTAGCGCGATGCTTGATGACCTTTTGACCATCTTTTGTAATGAGCCTGTATCTATTGACAACCTACCGAGCAACTTGCTTGGGGGAACCTTTGAGGGCTTTGTAGAAAACATTGCAGTAAATGCCACTCCAACCTACGTGGACATGACCTTGTATGTCTCAGCGACAGACTTTTCAATTCCGCCTATCTAAGAATCCTCAATGATACAATTACTCAATCATCCCGACTGGAGAACTAACTAATGGCAACATCACCCAATTACGGTTGGACAGAGCCAGATAACACTGGGCTTGTTAAGAATGGCGCACAGGACATGCGTACGCTGGGCGATGCCATCGACACATCCGTTTGGAATATCGGTTATGGTCAAGCAGGCAAGAATAAGATCATTAACGGAGACTTTGGTATCTGGCAGCGCGGCACTTCTTTTAGCAATCCATCAACGACTGCTTACAATGCAGACAGATGGCTAGTAGAGCATGATGGCTCCGGTGCAACTCGCACTGTTTCACAGCAGATTTTTACTCCAGGTGCTGCCCCAGTAGCAGGGTATGAGAGTCAATACTTTTTACGGTACGCAGTCTCAGGTGGTACTTCCAATACTTTCCAGCAGATAGAACAGCGCATTGAAGATGTCCGCACCTTCGCAGGCAACCCTGTTACTTTTTCATTCTGGGCTAAAGGCGATGCAGCTCGTACTATCAACATTCTTATCAACCGTAACTTTGGCTCAGGTGGATCAGCAGCAGATCAGTCCTCAGTCGGCAGCACTCTTAACATAACTACTTCATGGGCGCGTTACTCTGTAACTGCCACAATGGCTTCAGTCACAGGTAAGACTATCGGGGCAGGATCTTATGCTCAATGGATCCTACGCTTTGCTGCTGCAACTGCTCAGACTATTGACATCTGGGGTGTTCAGTTAGAATACGGATCAAAGGCAACACCATTTGAGACTGCAAGCGGTTCGATTCAAGGCGAATTAGCATTATGTCAGCGGTACTTCTATCGTGCAGGTGGAGACTCTGTATCAGATAGAAACTTTGCATCTGGCATTATGGTTACAACTACCATTGGAAAGCATGTCTTGCAATGGCCAGTTCAGATGAGAACTGCTCCAACTTTGAGTTTTTCTGCTGCTGGTAATTTCTATCTTTACGGTGGTGGTGGTGGTGCTATTCCTAGCGCAATGGGATCTAGTGGAATAACTGCACAAAACGCTGGTATTGAAGCTACTAGATCTGCGACTGTTGCTAATCTTCCTTCATTCCTTCAAGCCCTAGGCACAGCAAATGCCTACATAGATGCAAGTGCGGAGTTATAATATGAAATATATATATGAAGAAATTATCAAAGAGTCTGACACTGGGACAAGCACAATTATCAAGCGAACAGATGAAGATGGCAATGAGGCTTGGATCCCACTAGATCCAAGCAACTCCGACTATCAAGCATATTTAGCAGATGAAGCCACAGCTAAGTAAGGCAGCGATTCAACTTCGGGAGCAGTTTGATGACTCATTCACAGATCGTGACCGCACATCGGATGGCTGGGTCGGTGATACCCGACACGCTGCTCGCAAGTCTGATCATAATCCAGATGAGCAAGGCTGGGTACGTGCCCTCGATATCGACCGTGACCTACATAAAGGATCGAAGCCAGACATCATGGGCGATCTTGCAGATCAGCTTCGACTCCTATCAAAGTCAAAAGCGGACAAGCGTATTAGTTACATCATCTTCGATGGACTTATCTGCTCCAGCATCCTTAACTGGAAGTGGCGCACATACACAGGGGCTAACAAACACACTAAGCACATGCATGTCAGCTTTACGAAAAAGGCTGATAATGATGGGGCTTTTTTTCAGATACCTATGTTAGGCGGAGAATAATGAACATGAAGAATCCTTATATCCTTACTGCTGGAGCATTCCTCTCAGCATGGGCTGCATCAAACTTTGCAGCTGACTATCGCTCAATTCTTTGGGCATTACTCGCTGGTGTATTCGGATATGCCACTCCGAAAAAGTAATGACTGTGCAGGACACAGCGGCAATTGCTGTTGCTGTTACGACCGTTATTGGTTCATTTATTGGCTCAGTGCGATGGTTAGTAAAGCACTACCTAGCCGAACTCAAGCCCAATGGCGGAGGGTCGATGAATGATAGAATTACTAGACTAGAAGCGCGTGTCGAGACAATCATTACTTTATTAGACAGGTAACAATTATCCCATGGCAAGAAAAGCGACTAAGGCATTAGAGGAGCAGGGTTACTCAAAGTTAGATGCTTATTGCATTGGGCTTTATGAATACTTCTGTAGCCTCAAAAGGGCAGGCTTTAAAGAAGATATAGCCATGTTCATGATTACTGAGCCTCAGTCGTATCCGGGTTGGATCTTGCCAGACCCAGTCGATCCAGAGAAGTTCGGCGATTACGAAGATGAGGACGATGACTACTAAGAAGCGTTATCTGGTTATTTCAGACCTTCAAATTCCGTACCATCATGAGCGGGCAGTAAAGAATTTAATCAAGCTAGTCCATCGGGAGAAGTTTGACCTCGTATTAAATACCGGTGATGAACTGGACATGCAGTCACAGTCTAAGTGGGCTAAAGGCACACACCTTGAATATGAAGGGCAACTAGATGCCGATAGAACTCTGGCTCAAAACATCCTCTACGATCTTGGCACCACAGATATCACCCGATCAAATCACACGGATCGTCTATACCACACTCTCGTTAGAGGAGCTCCTAGCCTCATCGGACTTCCAGAACTCGACTACCCCAACTTTATGGGCTTCAACGACTTGGGGATACGTTTTCACAAGAAGCCCTTTGAATTCCACAGAGGCTGGGTCTTAGTCCATGGCGATGAAGGATCTATGAACTCTAACGCTGGACTTACAGCTCTTGGTCTGGCTAAGAAGTTTGGCAAGTCTGTAGTCTGTGGACACACCCACAGGGCAGGCATCAGTGCCTTCACAGAGGGCATAGGAGCCTCATACAGGACTTTGTGGGGCTTAGAGGCAGGAAATGTTATGGACAAGAAAAAAGCCTCTTATCTGAAGGCTGGCAGTGCTAATTGGCAGATGTCTGTGGCAGTCATAGAAACCCATGGAGATCGTGTTAGCCCTATGCTCGTGCCTATCAACAAGGACGGATCGTTTACCCTTTACGGGAAGTTATACGCCTAAATCCGTTATCAAATCGTTATGCAAATATGCGTGGTAAATGCGTGTCGGTGTGTCACACTAATATCGTAAGCAGTCAAGGGCACTGCTACAGATAGGTACACAGATGCAATTACCAATGATCTTAATCTTATTAGCTGCTAACGTGCTTTGGTACGTAGTTGGCTGGTCTCAAGGCTTTAACGAGGGCAAGCGCGAGGGTCTAGCCCTTGCTAAGAAATATCAGCGAGCAGCAGCCGATGCTCGCTAATGAAATCCTACTCACAGCAACAGACACGATCCGTGACCGTGGGCTCTCATATGGTCATCCTTCGGATAACTTGTCGCACACAGCAATGCTCCTCAGTGCATACCTCCAAACACCAATACACGACTATCAGGTGGCAGGGATCATGGTCTTGGTTAAACTTGCAAGGACTAATCAGACAGCCCAGCACATTGACAACTGGATCGACATGGCATCCTATGCCGCACTCGCAGGACAATTAGCAACAGAGGAGAATGAACTATATGTTTAATTTAGCCGACTACGAGCCAGTGGAGGTAAGACTTGAAAAGTTTATTAAGGACTATCCAGCGTTTCGGATATCAACAGAGCTGGAGGTTGTCGAGGCTACTCGATACATTGTTAAGGCGTATCTATATAAGGATGCTAGTGATAGCGTTGCATGGGCAACAGGGTACGCTGAGGAGACGGTATCTACCAGAGGTGTTAATCAGACTTCAGCTCTTGAGAATTGTGAGACTTCGGCAATCGGCAGAGCGCTTGCAAATGCAGGTTATGCTCCTAAAGGAAAGAGACCAAGCCGCGAAGAAATGACTAAGGTGGTTGCTACAAAAGTAGCAAAGCCACCGGTACAGGATCTCGTACCAGATCAGCAGGATTACTGGACTACTCCAGTCAATGAATATATGAAGGTAGTCGATGCTCCAGTTACCCTTGAAAAGGCTATGGAAAACGTAGCTGCAATCATAGGTACAGGCGAAGCACAGGAGTCACCATCTTGCAAGCATGGACACATGCAATGGCGTGAAGGCACCAAGAATAATAAGTCTTGGGGCGGCTACTTCTGTTCAGTAGTCAATAATCAAGGGGGCGAGCCTAAGTGCCCTACACAGTGGTACACACTAAGCAGCGAGGGTAAGTTCGTCCCTCAGAAAGCGTGGGCATAATGGGTAACTTAGAGTTCTATAACGAGACAACAGGCGAATGGACTAACTTGGAGGACGTGCCTATGTTTGACACAATCAACTGCCAGTTATGCAATGAGCCAACAGAAGCTCATGACATTGTTGCTGAGATTAAGTTTAAGGATGATCAGCCAGTAGTGGGGGCATGGCAGTGCAGAAAGTGCAAAGCAGTCAATGGATAATCTAATGACAGCTGCAATAATTGTGTTAGTAGTCTGCTCATTATGGCTAGGTTATTTGGCAGGATCTCTCAATGGATAGAATAGAGCTGCTAAAGCAGATGCCTATAAATCTAGAGTTAGATGACACAGATACAGTGCAGTGTTCACGATGCGAGGAAAGAACACCTGAAGCAGAGGTGCAATCTGTCGGATCATGGTGGCTATGTGGAATCTGTTATGACGATATTTAATGGCTAGTCAAGCAAGGAAGCACCGAGGTTTCCGAACAGAGCGCGTGGTTGCACAGTACCTATCGACTGTATGGC